CCTTCCTCGACGACCGAGGCAAGCCAGCCGCCGGCCGCTTCCACTTCGACCCCTCCGTAGACACCCTGGTCGACCCCACCTCCGGCCTGACCATCCGGCTGCGGCGCAAGGAGGTCACCCTGGTCAACGGCCAGATCTCCGAGCCGCTGATCGCCACCGACAACACCGCGCTGTCCCCGAAGAACTTCACGTACAAGGTGTCCGGCCTCGTCGGCGGGCAGACCGTACCCCCGTACAGCATCACCTTGCCGTACGCCGTTCCCACGGTGTCCCTGGCCGCGCTGGCCAAGGTTCCCTCGTCCATGGGCACCATCAGTGTTCCTGCCATCCCCGGCCCCGAGGGCGACAAGGGTGACACCGGCGCACAGGGCATCCAGGGACCGCAAGGTGTCGTCGGCCCCCAGGGACCGCAGGGACCGCAAGGCGTCGTCGGCGCCCAGGGCCCGCAGGGACCGCAGGGACCGCAGGGACCGCAGGGACCGCAGGGAAACCCGACCACGGTCAACGGCTACACCGGAGCGGTAGTCAACCTGACAGCGACCGACGTCGGTGCTCTCACGCAGACCGCGGCGGACGGCAGGTACCCCCAGAAGAGCGCCCTGGTAATCAACGTCAAGGACTACGGCGCCAAGGGGGACGGAACCACAGACGACACCGCGGCCATCCAGTCCGCCATAAACGCCGTACCTGCCAGTGGTGGTGGCGTCTATTTCCCCAGAGGCGCGTACGTCACCACGGCACCACTGGTCCCGAAGTCGTTCCTCCGGATGTTCAGCGACGTTTGGGGCCGGGCGAAGATCATCTCCACAACCAGCGACCTTTTCCAGATGGACGGATCCCAGATCGAACGCTTCGAGCTGGACCATCTCTCTCTGGACGTGACGGGTGGGCATGCGTTCACAGGTGCCAACGTCATGCGATCCCACTTCCACCACCTAGACATCAACGTCCGGTCGGCTGACAAGGCGGTCTGGAATGCGCCGAACGTCACGCTGCTGATCGAGTGCTATTTCTCCGAGATCCAATACCACGTCTACGGCGCCACCCGCTCCATACCGGCGTGGAACCTGATCTCCTCCGGTGTGGACCTGGTGACCGAGTGCGTCTGGGAGCGCATGGTCTGCTGGAACCAGGAGTTCGATGCCGCTCAGTACCAGTTCCTGCTGAGCTGCACCAACGCCAACGGCGCCAACCGCAACAACACGTTTCGCAACGTGACGTTCGAGCAGGCCTGCGGAGGCGCGGTCAGGGTCGACTCCTGCACGGGCACGCTGATCGAGGGTTGCTACTCCTGGGACACTCCCGCCCTGTCCATCCAGAATGCGCTCTTCGCCGTCACGAAGAACGCGGCGAACTCGCTGGTCCCGCGCAACACCGTGATCCGCTCCAGCGGGCGAGTGGGAGAGGGCCTGGCGGCAGGCGTCTATGACATCTCCCTGTCCTCCACCGCTCTTCAAACCAGCCTCGACAACGTCCAAGGCTCCACCACGACCCCGGTCAAAATGAACCTGGGCGGAGCGGTCGGCGTATGGCTGAACAACGTACAAATCAGCGCGACTATCGACGGTGTTACGGCAGCGAACTACGCGTACGTGCAACGAGGTCAGTTCGTCGCGCAGCCGATATCCACGGCTGACGCCTTCTCGGCCACCATGCTGGATACCACAGGAGCCCGAGGAGCGCTCCGGGGAACGGGACAGAACTCATCGCAGCGCCTGTCGACCGGACTGGTCTCCGGAGACGCGAACTCCCGCGTGGTCGACTACGTGGATGGCAAGCGTGAGTACGGCGACGGCACCAATACCCGGGACACCAACCTCCGCCGCTCGGCCGCGGGAGTGTTGAGTACCGACCAGACTTTCTCAGCGGCCACGGGGCTCCAGGTAGGTGCGGTGACCCCAGACTTCGGCGGTGGCGCGGGTGTCCTGGGCCTGAAGAACGCTGCCACGGTACCAACGTCCAACCCGACCAACGGCGTGATCCCTTACGCCGAGAACGGTGTGATGAAGGTCCGGCAATCGGACGGCACAGTGGGTGTCGTCCAGCCGCCCAGCAACACCTTCGGACCTGCCGACCACGGAATGGTCGCCTGGACGATGGACCCCGGAGTCACGAGCGCCAACGGAACCACTCTGTCGCAGGGGTTCATCTACATGCTTCAGGTCGTCCTCCGGCAGTCTGTGACCATCAGCAAGATCAATGTGGTGCTCGGAGCGGCCGGAGCCACCCTGACCGCGAACCAGTGCCTGGCCGGTCTATACGACAGTTCAGGCAACCGCGTCGCAATATCCGCCGACCAGTCCACGACCTGGAATACGGCCGGAAACAAAACGATGAACCTGACTTCGTCCTACACGGCCGCACCGGGGAAGTATTACGTCGCGTTGCTTTTCAACGGGACGACGTCTCCGACTTTCGCGTGCGGCAGCACCCTGGGTGCCGCCTTTACCCCGGGCAACGCGAACCTGTCCGCCGGATCGTATCGGTGGTGCCGCAGCGCTTCAGGTCAGACCGCCCTTCCTGCGAGTGTTGTCCTTTCTGGATACACGCCGGACGCGAACAACGTCTATGCGGGCGTCGGATAAGCCCGCAGGTTAACAACCCATTCCGTAATCCTCCTACGCTTGAGGGTGTTCCCTCGATATCGGAAGAGGATTACGGAATGGCTGGAAATCTCGCACCCGACCCGCAGTTCCAGGAGCGCGTCGGCACCGTCTATGAGCGCAAGGTCGCCGGCAACGCTTCCCGGCGCGGTCCTCTCAGGTTCGAGGAAGGTGTCGCAACCGACACTGACGTGCCGAACGAGTTCACCAAGGGCGTCATGCAGGGGTACATCACTGCCCCGGGCCGGCCGAATCACAACGCGAACGTCTACGAGAAGTCGCCGGCCGAGACCATGGCAGAGCGCGTTCACGTCGGCTCCGCTTCGTGGGTCGAGGCTCCGACCTATCTCGGTGAGTTCTCGCACGGCTCGTTCTCCGACTACGCGGCGGTCTCCTACGAGGAGGTCGTTCGTAACGGCAGCCGCTACGAGCGGCTTTCCCCGGCGGTAGTGGACGACTGATCCATGGTCGCTTTCCACGATCGCCGGCGGTCACCGAAGGCGTCCGTTGATGAGGTGCTTCCCAAGCTGCCTCTCTCCAAGGGGGAGACAGTCGGGAAGCGCCTGATCAATGAGCGTTATCTGGTGCGCGGCATTCCTGTAGAGGCCGAAGACGGCTCCAAGACCCGTCAGTACCTGCTGCATGAAGTCCTGCCCAACGGCAGCGTCGTGCAGCGCGGCGAGGAGCCCTTCGAGAGCCGCCGGGCGGCGAAGAAGACCGCCCGTTCCCTCGCGCCCACGCGCATCATCGACATTTAGCCGGAGTCACTTCCCATGAGCGGTGCAATCTCTTTCGCCAGCCCCAGCATGCAGGCTTCGGGATCGGGCCTCAGTGTGTCCATCTCGCCCCTCGGCCTGGTCGAATTGGCTGACGAGGAGTTTGAGGTGCATGGGCCTCGCCTCAACCGGTACAGCCAGAACTTTGCATACTACCTGGGTCACCACTGGGGGTACCGTCGCGAGGCGGGAGAAGCGCAGATCACGTTCAACTACGTGAAGGCCTTCGCCGACTACATCAACAATTTCACCTTCGGGCGTGGAGTTCACTTCAGGTCCGTCAAGCAGTATGAGCACATCATCCCGGGCCTTTTGAAGAGGGCTTGGGAGGTCGACAACCGCAAGGAACAGCTCCTCTGGGAGATGGGCCAGCAGGGCGGTGTCAGCGGAGACTGCTTCGTCAAGGTCGCGTACGAGCCTGCATTCGAAGACAGCACGGGACAGCCACACGCAGGGCGCGTTCGCATCCTTCCCCTCAACTCCTCCTTCTGCTTTCCGGAGTGGCACCCCCACGACCGCGACCGCCTGATTCGGTTCAAGCTCAAGTACCGCTTTTGGGCTACCGGTGAAGACGGGACGCGTTCGGTATACACGTATGTGGAAGTCCTCACGGACGACACCATCGAGGAGTATCTGAATGACGAGTTGATCGACTCCCGGCCGAACCCGCTGGGTGTCATCCCCGTCGTTCACGTCGCCAATTCTCAGGTCTCCGGTTCTCCGTGGGGGCTGTCGGATATCGCCGACATCATCTCGCTGAACCGTGAGTACAACGAGAAGGCCACGGACATCAGCGACATCATCAATTACCACGCGGCCCCCGTGACCATCATCACGGGCGCGAAAGCGAGCAACCTGGAGAAGGGCCCCCGCAAGGTGTGGGGCGGTCTTCCCAAGGACGCCCAAGTGTTCAATTTGGAGAATGGCGTCGACATCCAGGGCCCGCTTTCCTACCTGGAGATGATCAAGCGGTCCATGCACGAACTCACGGGCGTTCCGGAAACGGCGCTCGGACAGATGCAGCCCGCGTCGAATACGTCCGGTGTGGCCCTGGCCATCATGTACCGGCCGATGATGTCCCGCTACGACCAGAAGAAGATGCAGTACTCCGTGGGTCTCCAGAAGATCAACGAACTCATCCTCAAAACGCTGTTCACCTTCGAGCCCGAGACGCGGCTTTACGACCCGTCCACCGAAGGGATCATGAAGGACGACCAGCCGCCGATGGTCGATGTTCTCGACCCCATGGCCTACTTCACCGAGTGTGAATGGCCGGCACCTCTCCCCGTCGACACCCTCATCAAGTTGAACGAGATCCAGGCCAAGATGAGTATGGGCCTTGAGTCCATGCGCGGAGCACTCCACGACCTCGGCGAGGAGTTCCCCGACGAGAAGGTCCGGGAGATATTCGAGGAGCAGGTCGAGGACGCCAAACAGCAGGGCGCTCTGCGAATGCTAAAGGCGCAGATCGATTCGACTATTCTGCAACTGACGGGAATGCCGCCTGAAGGGGCGGAGGCGCCTGCACCCCAGACTGA